GGATCATCACGCAAGCCCTGGGAGACAAGTGGCTGGAGATCCTCAAGCTGACCCGCCCGCGCATGGAAGCCTACTGCCAACGACACGGGCAGGATTTTATATCAATGGAGAAGCCGCTGGCCGAACCGCCCCAGTACACCAAGTCGGCCATCGGGAACATCATGGCCACACGCGGGTATGAGATGGCCACGTTCGTTGACTGCGATGTCTTGATCGCGCAGGACTGCGAGGATCTGACCCTCCAGGCCGAGACGGACAGCACATTCATGGCGTTTGATGAGGGTGAGTATCTGGACCGCAAGCCTGAGATGAAGAGGCTGGCCGAGACTTACGGCCTTTCGTCCGAATGGCAACCCAAGTTCTATTTCAACACTGGCGTGTTTGTTATCACGAACAAGGCCATCGGCGCATTGTCTCTGCCTCCGCTGGGCCTATTCCCAAACCACTTTGCCGAGCAGACCTGGCTCAATATCCAGCTTCACCTCTGGTCGATTGCGACCTGCAATCTTGATCCCGCCTACAACTGCATGACCAGCGTGGAATCCCACTTCGGGCTGGATCGGTACAAGGACGCCAGTATCATTCACTACGCAGGCCAGAGCGCGGATCTGGACAAGCTGGCCAAGACGATTGCCGAGGACGATGCCAAGTGGAAGGAGATGGGACGATGACGCCGGTCAAGGTGGTCGAGCGGGACGGCAAGTATGTCCTGCAAACCCTATTTGGTAACCCCATTGGTCCACGTCTGTGGGGAGCAGAACCGCCGAATGGACTTCCGCCCATCACATCCGAATTTAAGGACAAGTCTTCGGCGCAGGATGCAGCCGAGTTGTGGAATATGTATAGCTTGTGGTGCCGCCAACGAGCGGGAAAGATGAAGAAGAAATGGTCTCGACGCAGTTAACCAAGTGGGACGAGGACGAACGCATCCGTCAACTGGCGGGTGAGATCGTCATCCGTGCCATTCAGGATGTGCGCCTGCTCCAACGGCGCGGGGTACTTGACGGCATCAAGATCACGGGCGAGACATCGGGGCTTCGGGACTGCTCGGAATACACGGAGCCAGAGGAAGTGGAAAAGCTTGTCAACGATTTTCAGGACGGCACAGTGCTTTTCTGGTGCAGGGTGGCGGGGGTCGAGATCGACCAACGCACGCTCAACCGGGTGGTGGAAAGGAGAAACAAATGGAATACGCTAAACTGGGGCTTGAAATTCTCGCACACGGAGTCGCACTCTTCATCGCCATTGGGGTCGCAATCAGCCTCCTTGGCGGTGCCATAGGGTTTGTCGCATGGATATTCGCAAAGTTAAGAGAGGAGAGGTCGCAATGGCGAAACTGGGACAAATAAAGATCCTGGCCGAACGCAAGGTCAAGATGGTGGAACTGGACATCGACGTGGACAACAAGACCTTGAACAAGATATCCAAGATCGGGCTACAGATGATTAAGAAGGACAAGCAGGCGCTCTTCAACTACGCCTTCGTCGAGGCAATCAAAAGAAGCATCGGAAAATGAGGGACTTCATCATCATGTGCGCGAGCATCCTTGGGCTGGTCATCGGCTTCCTGATGATCCTGTTCAACCGGGAAGACTGATGGAAATCCTTCCCATTGATTTCATCCTGCTGGCCATGCTCGTCGCGCTGGTGATGATGTGGATGGACAAATGACCCACGCCGCCAATCTGCCGCGCCACCTATATGTCTCGGTGGATAGGTCGGTGATGAGCCGGGGCCAGAAGGACGGCTGGGAGGACGCGGTATGGTTTGGGCTAACCAGCGTCCCGCACCGGGCTTGGGGTTGCACGGTCATGCTTCAGTGTGGTGCGCTGTATCGTGGTTTGCCATTGTCAGCCATAGCGCATGACCATGTCGGCCAAGATCAGAAGTGGGAACTAAAGGACGCCCAACGCTGGGATTGCTTTGGCTGGAACTTCACGACGATAGAGTACGATTACCTGCGGGAACTGGACTGCTCGGTCTGGCTCGCTTCGCGCCAGCATTGGATGAAGGGTAGCTATTTATTCACAGCCGAACCGTATGGGGATGGCTACAGCCTGGAGCCGAGTCAGACCAAGTCGCATCACTTCATCGCGCTTTGCAACGGGCGCATTACCTGTGTCCCCGGAAACAACATCCTTTGGAACGAATCATCGTTCACCAAGAATAAAAGTCTTGCCAAGCCGGATTGGCTTCGTGTACAAACACACACCTACCACGCGGAAGAACAGGCGTTCGATCATGTGGTGGGAGAAGAAACAGCATAACAAGGAGGTCACCATGCCACTGGGCAAAGACATCGGGAAGAACATCCGCGAACTGCGGGCAGACAATAAACGCAAGGGATCAGCCAGGGGTGCGGGCGGAAAGCCGCGCGGCCAGAAGCAGATCCTCGCTATCGCGCTCCGTGCCGCAGGCGTACCCAAAGCCGGTCGTCGTTTTCGGATGCGGAAGGGATGACTTGCGAGAAGCTGAAATGGGTGGCCGACATTCTGTCGCGGGTGCGGGAGAAGTTGGCAACCCACAGGGATGCGATCACACACGCCGAGGCGCACAAGGTCCGCGAGATGATTGCGGAAGTTGACGCTGCTTCGATCATCGTAAAGGAGAAAAGGAATGAACACACAAAACATAGCGATACAGACACTAACCCACAGGCTAAAGGCGCTTGAGGATAACCATGCGCAACGCTCATCCGTAGCCATCCTGTCGGACAGGGTGCGACACCTGGAGAATCAACTGGCCAACTGCCGCGAGGCTGGCCGAAGGCTGTCGGCGCAACTGCTCACGATGATGGACGAGCAGGCGGCCATGAAGGCTGCCGGACGGATAAGGATACCCAAGGACATCGACAACAGGAGCCGCCTGCCGCACGCCGTTCAGTACCGCTACAACATCATGCGGATCATGTGGGAGAACGGCATGACGGAAGCAGAGATCGCCAACGAGCTTGGCGTGGATCGGCGTGGCGTTTACCACGCGAGGCGGAGGGGATGGAAGTCGAAGAACCTGGAGAATATGAAATGAATGGATGGATTAGCTACTGGGAAAGAACAAGGGAGGACGAGACCGAACAACTTATTCCATGCGAGCTTGAGCCTGAATGGTGGATACAGGAGGCATTAGATTGAAATACCTATCCGCCTGTTCCGGCATTGAGGCCGCCAGCGTGGCGTGGGAGCCGCTTGGCTGGGAGCCTGTTGCATTTTCCGAGATCGAGCCATTTCCGGCAGCAGTACTTAAACATCGCTGGCCGAAAACACCAAACCTAGGAGACATGACAAAATATGAACAATGGAATATACCAAGCGGATCAGTTGACCTTCTGGTCGGAGGCACGCCCTGCCAATCCTTCTCAGTCGCAGGACTCAGAAAGGGACTCCACGACCCAAGGGGAGGACTCATGCTTACCTTTCTTGAGATCGCTAGGAGTCTCCGGCCTCGATGGGTTGTCTGGGAGAATGTCCCCGGCGTCCTGTCCAGCAACGGAGGAAGGGATTTTGGTTCCTTCCTTGGGGCGCTGGGCGAGTTGGGGTATGGGTGGTCCTACCGGGTCTTGGACGCTCAATGGTTCGGAGTGGCCCAAAGACGCCGTCGTGTGTTCGTTGTCGGCCACCTTGGAAACTGGGAGCTTGCCGCAAAGGTTCTATTTGAGTCCGAAAGCGTGCGCCGGGATTCTCCGCCGAGCCGAGAAGCGGGGCAAGGAGTTGCCTCCAATGTTGCACCAAGCCTTACAGCTAGTAACGACCCAAGCCGAAGCCCCCAATCCAGCGAAGTAACACAGCAAGTCGGAGCAATTTTGGAGGCATTTAGGATGCAGGCGTTCGGGGAATACTCGGATGATGGAACCGCATCAGCCATGAAGGCTAGGGACTACAAGGATGCGACTGACTTGGCCGTCCTCTACGAAAACCACCCCAATGACAGCCGTGTGACTGGCCCGCACGATGTCGCGCCTAGTTGTGTGTCGAGGTTCGGGACGGGTGGCGGGAATGTGCCGTTGGTGCAGGAGGCTGTGGCGTTTACCACCGAACAGACGCCGAAGTTTAACAAGGAGCAGGCGCTAACCCTTACCAAGCAATCTCCATCAGGAGGTGGGCAACCGCAGTGTGTGATGGCCGTGGATGTTTACAACCAGACCATTGACGGAGATGTTGCCGCAACGCTTACGGAGGCGGTGGGCGGGACAAACACCAGCGGGGCGAAGGTGATGGCGTTTCACCAAAACGCATCTGGCGAAGTTCGGGAAAGCGAATCTGTTTATGCGTTAAACACCAACAGCAATCCGAGCGGTCGGAACACAGGGATGATTCAATCAAAGATGGCCGTCCGCAGACTCACCCCAAGGGAATGCGAAAGGCTTCAAGGCTTTCCCGACGACCACACGCTGATCCCTTGGCGCAACAAGCCAGCCGACCAATGCCCGGACGGGCCGAGGTACAAGGCTTTGGGCAATTCGATGGCCGTGCCGTGCATGAAGTGGATCGGGAAACGGATTGCGAGGGCTGAAAATGAGCGACAGAGAGCTGCTTGATATGCTCGTTCAATTGTTCGACGCCCGCATCATCGCATCCTGGTCGCCGGCCGAGTGGGCCGTGGTGCTGGAGAAAATCAAGGCGAACCGGGGGCGATACGGGATGGGGCAGTGGGTATGAGTATAAAAAGACTCAACTGGATTGATGAGCTTTTGGATCGGGCGAAAAAATCAAACACCGATGGCAAGCCACACATGGTGGGGACGAGAATCGGGGTAGCTCAAAGGATAGTCAGAGAACTGATTGATCGGGCTAAGAAATACTCGAAGCGGGACAAGGCTGTAAAGGACGGCAAAGAGCCTTGCCCTATTTGCGGAGCTAAAAAATGATTGTCGACTTAGCTCCAGCAACCAAGGCCGCCATGCAGAACGGAGCGGCCGAGGGCACGCGAAACACCACGCTGTTTGCCATCGTCTGCCAGCTGCGCGACGGCGGCATGGCAATGGCGGACGCGGAGAACGAGGCGGAGGCGTGGGGCATCCAGAATGGGCTGACGCAGCGGGAATGTTTAAGCGTTGTTAAGTCAGCCTATGCCCGGCCGGCCCGGGAGCCGTGGAGGCCGGCCGCCAAGTACCAGTTGCGCAATTTGACGATTATCAAAAACGAGATGCCCGTCCCGCCCATGCCGCAGAGCGTGGGTGAGACTCCGGCCGAAAAGTTTCTGGCTACGTGCTTTGAGCTGGGCGAGTCCATCAACATCTGCCGGGCGATCAACGACGGCGACCGGGAAAGGCCGGACGGGGCCGGCGAGACCCGCACCCGCGAGGAGTGGATCGAGTTGTTTAAAGGGGACGGGCTGGCCAAGTGGCAGGGGGACGCCGTGGGCGTCTACTGCTCCATCAACCCCAACAACGGT